AACATTTATAATCTATGTATAATATAAATGGAAAAAATGCAGAATAGAAAAGAATATATGCGTGAATATCAAAATAAAAAATATAAACAAGAACCAACAAAATCTAGGATGATCCGTAATTCAAATAGAATTAAACAATTTAACAAAGACATAGACCATGAATTGCAACAAAAATATTCACATTATCTATCACACATTATAAAAATAACCAAGTTATATAATGAATTGTCAAATGATGTGAAAGATGAACTTATAAAAAACATAGATAATTATAATTTTGAAAATGTGAAAATCCGAATTTGAATATATTTAGGAATAATTGAGGTTAAAATAACTTAAACAAAATATAATATTATATATATATATAATAATGGAATTTATTGAAAATGTTGATATTGATAAATTGAACTTTCTGAAATCTCTGTCTAAAAAGCAATTATTGAAATATGTTGATTTAGCAAAAAAGAAAGATAAAGAGAATGAATATAAAAAAATAATACATTATATCGACCGCCTTACAAAAGGCAATGGTTCATTTAAGAATTTTTATAAATATACGCAGAATAATCAATACGGCAGATTATATAGTGGGACATCTATACAAGGCATTCCAAGCAATATTCGTAATTTTTTATTTAATGGTAATAGTGATTATGACATGGTTAATGCACATCCGACTATAATGCTATATCTTTGTAAAAAACACAATATTTGTTGTGAAAATTTAGAATACTATGTAAATAATAGAGACCAAGTTCTAGATATATACGGAGCAGATGCTAAATTTTTAATTTGTAAATCTATTTGCGATGAGAAACCTAATAGAAAATTAAAAGTAGATTATTTGAAAATGTTAGATAAAGAAATAAAGAAGATACAGAAGGCATTTGTTAAGATAGAGGATTATGCATATATAAAAGAAGATGTACCAAGCAATAGATTATATAATTTCAACGGATCATTTACAAGTAGGTTGATGTGTAAATATGAAAATGAAATATTACAAGACATGCTCCACATTGCTAATAAAAATAATAAGAACATACTAGCACCTATGTTTGATGGTGTGATTTTAGAAGGAGAAAGCGATATGTGTAGCGAAATGGAAGAATATATAAATAATAAATGGGAGGGGTTGAATATTAAAATTAAAATAAAAGAAATGGAAACGACAATAGACTACACAGCACCACCTAAAAAAACAAAAGAAGAAATCGAAGAAGAAAAAGAAATAGAAGAAGAAGAAAGGGAAATAGCGAAAAAAGTAGAAGAATATTGTTTGAACAATACTTATGATAAAGTAAAGGAAAGATTTGAACAAGAGCATTTTTTATTACAGAAACAAGCGGTGTTTGCTTGGATTAGGGAAGATGAAATAATAACACAAACAAAGACACAATTAAACACAGCATTTATGTTTATGAAATTTTCGTTTATAACAGATGGTAAATGGCGTCAAGCATCTTTTATACCAAGATGGACGAATGATCAAGAAATTAGAAAATATGAAACAATGGATATATATCCACCACCACTAAAAGCACCTAAAAATGTCTATAATTTATGGAGTGATTTTGAATTTAATAAATCAAAATATGATAATTACACACATAAACAAGAAGAACTGGAATTTATTTTAAACCATATTAAAATATTGTGCAATCACGAGCAAGAAGTATATGATTATTTAATTCTATGGGTTGCACAGATGATACAGCAACCAGCAATCAAACCAGGTATTCTTCCTATATTTAATTCATTAGAAGGCAGTGGGAAAGGCACATTTTTATTGTTATTGGAAAGAATGATAGGTGAAGATAAAATGTTGGAGACAACAGACATGAAACGGGACGTTCTAGGGGTTTTTAATTATCAAATGGTTAATTCATTTTTAATTTATCTGAATGAAACTGAAAAGAAAGATAATTGTGATAATGAAGGAAAAATAAAAGGATTAATCACTGATAAAAATCTAACAATTAATCAAAAAGGCAGAGATATAATTAAAATTAGATCATTTCATAGATTTTTCTCAACAACAAATAAAGATGAACCTTTCAACACTAGTAAAGATGATAGACGGAAGTTTTTTGTTAAAGCAAGTGATGAGAAAAAGGGTGATTTTGAATATTTTAATAAAATACATAAAATGATTGAAGATAATAATGTTGTTAAAACATGTATGGAATATTTTAAATCAATATCTGATGTAGATAAGTTTAGAAGTTTAAAAATTCCAAAAACAGAATATGCTAATAGTCTAAAAGAAATGTCAAAAGATGTATTTGATTATTTTATTGAGCATATAATAGAACAACATTTAGAACAAGATTTTTGTAAAATTTCATCAAAGGATTTATTTGAGGATTTCAAAATGTTCAACAACAAAAATAAATTTAATTATGATTGCAATAAGGGTAGATTTGACAGTAGATTATCAAGGAAAGTACCAAGTTTAATTAAAACGGGAAGAACAAAAACACAACGATATAAAATATTCAATATAACAAAACTAAAAGAGCATTATGGTTATAACGACTTGCCTGATGATGAAGATAGTGATTTTAATGAATATAGCGATGAAGAATGCGAAGTTGAAGAAAAAAAACTAGAACCAAAGCATTCACTAGAAACAAAACAAGAACCAAAGCAATTTACAATTAAAGTAGGGAACAAACAACAGCAATTATCATTTATGGATGATTATGCGAATGATTATGACCCTTACGGGGTATATTAGAGTTAAAACAACTTAAACATATTATTAATATATATTATATAAAAATAATATGTCAATTGCAGTTCGATACAAAACAAAATATCCGAAAATATTTTCTTGTTATTGGGGCGCATTCCCTTATAGAATTAACGAAATTAGTTCTATTACTGATGAAATAATAGAGAATAGAAATAAATTTGTAGAAGAGTTTAATATTACAAGAAGAAAGGAAATCCCGATTAGATTAAATACATTTTTAGGAGATTATGGATTATTTGGTACAAATCCTAGATATTATTACGACCATGTAGAAACATATTATACAAAAACAAAACAACATATAATAATTATTAGTCCATATTTCACTAGTGGTTCAGAATATGAAAAAATTGTAAAATATTTTGAAAAAGGAGAATTTAAATTGTATAAACCACTATACAGCACGTGTGCATCTACATTTATAAGAGTGGTTAATTATGATTCAGCAACACGAAAATATTTCTAATATATATTAATATTAAAATCTAAAATTAATATATATATGTACGCTTATAATATGCATAAAATGTCAATAATATATTTAGGTAATAATAAAAATAAAATTCAAGAAGTTTATTTGAGACCATTACTCAACATATATTACAATAAAATTACAAGCGATAGATTAAAAAGATTAAATAAAAATCACTATAAAAAAATCTCTCATAATAATATAGATGAGTCGCAAAATAAATAAATGCGATTATTGTAGATTATATTATTATAATAATCAAATGATACTGCCCGACAAGTGTAGGTTCTGTTTTATATTAAATAAAGATTATAAAAAACTTTAATATTTATATAATATATGTATGAAATAAAAGATTACACTTACAACCAGGCAATGAAATATGGAGTTATTCTATTACCTAGTAAAAAAAAGAATAAAAAAATAGATGTTTATGATAAAGATTTGAACTATTTAGTTAGCATAGGTGATATCCGATATAAAGATTTTCCATCATATTTAGAAAGTCATGGTAAAGGATATGCTCTTCGGCGTAGAGATTTATATCATAGTCGCCATAAAAATTATAAAAAAGGCACAGCAGGTTGGTATGCTAAAAATTTATTATGGTGAGTAATTTTCAATTACTTTGTAGTATATTACTAATTCGCCTTCATCATTCTTTTCAATATAGTCGATAATTAAATTTTTATTATCATTAGCAAAAGAATTAACACAATATGATTGTAGAGGTTTTTCTTGAATTTCTGTTGAATACCAATTTCCCATTATATATAAATATAAATATATTTTATTTATTGATATTTATTCTCTCTACTAAATATAAATGGATTTAGAAATATATGAAAATGAAGAAATATTAACAGAAAGCAATGATAGGTTTGTATTGTTCCCTATAAAATATAACGATGTTTGGAATATGTGCAAGAAACAATTAGATTGTTTTTGGCGAGCAGAAGAAATAGACCTTTCCAAGGATCACGCAGATTGGGAAAAATTAAATGATAATGAAAAACATTATATAAGTATGATACTTGCTTTTTTTAGCAGCAGTGATGGTGTTGTTCTTGAAAATTTATGTTTACGATTTATAGATGAAATAAAAGTTGCTGAAATTCGTTATTTTTATACAAACCAGGCATTTATGGAATGCATACATTCTGAGACTTACTCGCTATTAATTGATACTTATATTAAAAACAAAGAGAGAAAATTAGAATTATTTAAGGCAATTGATTATTTTCCATGTATTAAAAGAAAATCAGATTGGTGTGTTAAATATATACAATCTAACGACAGTTTCGCAACACGTCTTTTAGCATTCTGTATCGTCGAAGGTCTATTTTTCAGCGGATCGTTCGCCAGTATTTATTGGTTGAAAAAAAGGGGATTAATGCCTGGTTTAACATTCTCAAATGAATTAATATCACGTGATGAAGCACTGCATACTGAATTCGGTATTTTAATATATAAAAAATTAAAACATAAATTAAGCGAAGACAGAGTATATACAATATTAGCATATGCGGTTGAAATAGAGAAAGAATTTATTATTGATGCTTTACAATGTAGGTTAATTGGTATGAATTCTGATTTAATGTGTAGATATATTGAATTTTGTGCTGATAGATTATTAGTTCAGTTAGGATATAATAAATTGTATGGTAGTACCAACCCCTTCCCATGGATGGAGGCAATAAGTCTAGAGGGCAAAGTTAATTTCTTCGAAAAACGCGTCGATTCTTATGCGTTAGCAGATAAAACAAAAACAGAAGAAGATTTTGATTTAAATGATTGTTTTTAAAATAATTACATATATACAATATCTCTCTTTAAAAACATTCTATAACAGAAATAAATACAATCAAAACAACACCTCTTTTGGTTATATCCATTTACCTCGAATTGAAGTCTTTTTGATGGAACAATATATTGAATTTTATCAATATCATTTCCAAATATATTTTTAACATATAATTTACTAATAATACTTGTAGGTAAAATTAAAATAAATGGTTTATTTAATTCATATAATATTTTTAATATTTTTTGTTTGGTACTAAATGGTGGATTGCTGATTAATATATCATATTTATATTTATCATAATTTTGAAAGAAATCTTCTTTTTCATGAATAACATTATTATATCCTAATTCATTTAAATATTGTTTAGATTTACCTGTGTTGAAAAAAGGATCATAGATAATTGCAGATTTATCTAAATTTAAATATTTAAGGATCATATCCCAAATATATAGTGGTGTATCATAATTGTCGCATTTATATTTTTTTAAAATATT